AAAGCTTCAGCAAAAACAGCTAAAAAATAATGGCTGGACTTGGTATTCAAACCAGGGGTTGTGGTAAAGCTAGAATTTTAAAAGCTAATGGTGGATCTACAACTCCTGCATGGCAACGTAAAGAAGGTAAATCCGAATCTGGTGGATTAAATAAAAAAGGTATTGCATCTTATAGAGCTGCAAATCCTGGATCTAAATTATCCATGGCTGTAACTACTAAACCATCTAAATTAAAAAAAGGTTCTAAAGCCGCTAATAGAAGAAAATCGTTCTGCGCGCGCATGAGCGGGATGAAGAAAAGATTAACTTCTGCTAAAACGGCCAGAGACCCGAATAGTAGAATAAACAAGTCTCTTAGAAAGTGGAATTGTTAAATGGATGAATTAATCATTATTCATAAATTACAAAAAAGAATACAAACAACCCTTCAACACATAGGAGATGTTATGATATCTGGAGGGGTTGACAATTATGAAAAATACAGGTATTTACTCGGTCAAGCGCAAGCTTATCAACTAATATTACAGGAAATCTCTAACCTGCTAGAAAATAAGGAGCAAAAAAATGAAGACGGAAACGTTATCAACATCGGAAGCACAAAAGGAAGTTCCAAAAATTAATTTAGGACTTGAAGAAAAGTATAAAGAAGAAGAAAAAGTATCACAAGAAAAAGAACCATTACATCCGGATAATTTAGGACAAGATTTATTATCTGAATTACCTGAACCATCAGGATACAGACTTTTGGTTTTACCATTTACACCTAAAAATAAAACTAAAGGTGGAATAATATTTTCACAAGAAACATTAGACAGAGCTAGAATAGCAACCACTTGTGGTTATGTTCTAAAAATGGGACCGCTTTGTTATAAAGATGAAAAATTTACATCAGGTCCATGGTGTAAAAAAGGAGATTGGGTTATCTTCGCGCGCTACGCGGGCTCGAGATTACCAATAGAAGGTGGAGAAGTGCGACTACTAAACGATGATGAAGTATTAGGGGTTATTAAAAATCCCGAATCAGTTCTTCATTTAATTTAACATAGGAGGCACTATGCCAGAACAAGAAAAACCAAAACATGATCTAATTGATGTTGGCGAAGATCAAGGCGCTGAAATTCATTTAGATGATAAAGGCAACCCTGAAAAAGCAGAAGTTGTTGCAGAAGAAAAAATAGAAGTAGAACAGGTAGAAAAAGAAAAACCTGTTTTAGAGTCTAAAAAAGAAGATAAAGACGAACTAGCTGAATACAGCGAAGGAGTTCAAAAACGTATTTCCAAACTAACTCGTAAAATGAGAGAAGCGGAAAGACAAAAAGAAGAAGCAGTTGCTTTTGCTCTTGCAGCTAAAAGAGACAAAGAAGAAATGGAAAAAAGATTTTCTAATTTAGATAAATCTTACGTTTCTGAATTTGAAAAAAGAGTCGTTACCAATATGGAAGCGGCAAGAAAATCACTTAAAAATGCTATTGAATCTGGAGATGTAGATGCACAAGTATCCGCTCAAGAACAAATTGCTTTTTTAACTTCTGACGCAGCTCGTTTAGGTGTTCTTAAACATCAATTAGAAGAAACTGCTCAAAAACAAGTTAAAATCAATCCTCAAAGAACTGAGGTTGTAAATAACTATCAACAAGGTTATAACAATGGACCTAGAGATATCCCTACAGATACAAAAGCAGAGGCTTGGGCAGCTAAAAATACATGGTTTGGTAGTGATACTGCTATGACTTATACTTCTTTTGATATACATAAAAAGCTTGTAGAACAAGAAGGATATGATCCTCAATCTGATGAATATTATGCGGAAATTGATAAAAGAATAAGACTTGAATTCCCCCATAAATTTGATAAGATAGAGGGTAATACTACAGAAAGAGCAAAACCTGCTCAAAATGTAGCTTCGGCTAAACGTTCGGCCCCAACAGGACGCAAAAAAACTGTGAAGCTCTCGCCGTCACAGGTAGCAATTGCTAAAAGATTAGGCGTGCCACTAGAAGAATATGCGAAACAATTAAACATCACGGAAGGAGTATAGGCATATGGAAAAAGATAAAAACAAAACTTCACGTGCGAGTCAATCAAGAGATAATTCTGCAAAGAAAAAAACTTGGACTCCACCCTCATCACTAGATGCACCACCTGCACCAACAGGTTTTCGTCATCAGTGGATAAGAGCAGAATCTATGGGTTTTCAAGATACGAAAAACGTAGCTGCTTCATTGAGAGAAGGATATGAATTAGTTAGAGCTGATGAATATCCAGAATCTAATTATCCAGTTGAGACTGAAGGCAGATACGCAGGAGTCATCGGAGTAGGAGGCCTATTGCTGGCTAGGATACCAGAAGAGATTGCTCAACAGATTGATGCATACTATGCAAAACAAACTGCTGATAAAGAAGAAGCAATTAATAACGATCTCATGAAGGAACAGCATCCAAGTATGCCGATCAATAATGAAAGGCAGACTCGTGTAACCTTCGGTGGTACAAAGAAGAACTAATTATTTAGTAATTCCTAAACCAACGAATTAAACTAAACAATAACAAGGACAAAAAATATGGCAAACGCAAGCACAACTGGTTTTGGTCTTCGAGCTGTAATGAACGTTGGAAATACTCCAGCGACTTCAGGACAATCTGAATACTTAATCCAAACAGCACCAGGCGTTGGTTCTTTTAAAGGAGATCCAGTATCATTCCAAGATTCAGGTGGAAATCAAGGATTTGTACAGGATGCATCTTTTACTACAACTGATGACGGTGGAGCAGGTGGAACTTCTTATAGCAATTCTACTGATGCACTTTTAATAGGTGTATTCAATGGTTTCTTTTATATTGATTCCACAGGTAAACCAACTTTCGCTAACTCAGTAGCAGCAAGTACTACTACTAGCGTTAATTACAACACAGGCTCTAATAACATTACAGCCTTCGTGATTGATAACTCAAGCCAAGAATATGTGATAAAAGCTGATGCAGCACTTATGTTTACAGTAGTACGATCAGCAAACGACCCTGAAAATAATGATTTATTAGCAGCGGGCGCAAATGTTATCGTTACAATCGGTAAATCATCAGCTTTGTATAACTAATAGCGAATAGGAGATAAATAAATATGGCTATATCACGAGCACAACTAGTTAAAGAACTAGAGCCAGGTTTGAATGCACTATTCGGACTTGAGTACAAACAATACGTAAACGAAGCAGCAGAAATTTTCGATACTGAAACTTCAGACAGAGCTTTTGAAGAAGAAGTTATGTTATCAGGATTCGGAAACGCAGCTGTTAAGCCAGAAGGTCAAGGTGTAACATTTGATGATGCACAAGAAACTTTCACGGCTCGTTACACAAACGAAACAATCGCGTTAGCGTTTGCAATCACAGAAGAAGCTATTGAAGACAACTTGTATGACAGACTAGCGTCTAGATATACAAAAGCTTTAGCAAGATCTATGGCAAACACTAAGCAAGTTAAAGGAGCAGCGGTTCTAAATAATGCATTTAGTTCAACTTACGCTGGTGGCGATGGAAAAGCACTTTGTGCTACAGATCACCCAACTCTTGCCGGAAGTTTCTCAAATGAGTTAACTACTCCGTCAGACTTGAACGAGACATCTTTAGAGCAAGCTCTAATTGATATCGCGGCGTTTACAGATGAAAGAGGCCTAAAAATTGCAGCAAGAGGAATGAAATTAATTATCCCTTCTGCTCTACAATTTACTGCTGACAGACTAATGGCGTCTCAAGGTAGAACGGCTACAGCTGATAATGACATCAATGCTATTAGAAATATGGGAATGATTCCTCAAGGTTATACTGTGAATCACTTCTTAACTTCTAATAAAAAATGGTTCATTAAGACAGATGTACCAAATGGTCTTAAACATTTCATGAGATCACCTATCAAAACTACTATGGAAGGTGACTTCGACACTGGTAACGTAAGATACAAAGCTAGAGAGAGATACGTATTCGGATTCTCTGACCCTAGAGGTATTTTCGGATCAGACGCGACATAATCGTTAAAGATTATTTTATGAAAAAGGGAGGTCTCTTGACCTCCCTTTTTTTGTGCTCAACTAAACTCAATCATGAAAAATTTTCTCATACATATTTGGGCCTATGGTCACCATGCTAAATTTAATGTTTTAGCTGAGGATAGCGCTGAGTCTGTTGAAAATGCTATACTTGACAAAATAGGAGAAAAAAGTATAAAATGGGAAAATCTCGGTAGGTCACATACCAGCCGAGTTAACCGTATAACTTTTGAGGAGGTTATAGATGATACAAGACCTATACAGACAGAAAAGGATCTTGGAGTTGAAGTGGGAGCAAGAGTATCTTGATAATGGCAAGTATACTCTGGACATGGTCCAAATAGATAGTAAAATCAGAGAAACTATCTTAGAGATCAAGCTTGAAGAGAGCAAAATAGCAAATAGAGAAGTTGCTATTTTAAATGCTGCCCCAGAAGTTTCAATAGCTACTTAATAAAAAAGCTATATCATTGAAATTAAGAAATTCATGCAAGGATATCTTGCGCTCTTTCAAAAAATAAGCTATATTTATCTTACTATACACTAACTTCTAATGTAGACGCAGTATAGTCGACGGCCTAGAGACTACATTGGAAAAACTAGGAGAACATAACTATGGCAAACACAACTTTTTCGGGTCCAATAAGAGCCGGAAACATTTTTAATACAACAGGAACTACGCTTGGAACAAACGTTAAAAACGTTGGAGCCGCTGTATTAACTCAATCATCAACTGTTGCATTAACACACGCAACTACAACTGCTACTGCATTAGGAATTATAATTCCAGCAAACAGTCAAATTATTAGTGTGTCAATTCAAGTAGAATCTTTATTTACTGCTTCTAACACAACTACAATTGCAGTTGGTAAGAGTTCATCAAGTGCTACAAACTTAGCGGCAGCTACTAACGTATCTGCAACTGCAACTGGAGCATCTATGTTACCAGCAGCAGCTGACGCATGGAGAACTATTGGTACTTCTGATGTTGAATTATATGGAATAACTGTTGCTAACTCTGCTACTGCAAGTAAAGCAAGAATAGTTGTAACTTATAGTCAAGCAGCTACTTT